TTGAATATCATACCAGATGCCAATGTATTTGAAATTGATGGAAAAACATATTTCCCAAAGTTCGGTATGGGGTTAGTATCAACTACCGAGAATAATCCCCTTTTTAAATTCGGTGAATATACTTGGATAGCAAAGTTACCACGAGGAAAGCACCTTTGGCCTGGACTATGGATGTGGAGTTGGGATACTTGGCCACCAGAAATTGATGTCGCTGAATGCTGGAGTAACGATTGTGGGGGTTATTTTAAGTTTAACCACAAATGGAAACTTTTCCAATGGAACGTTCAAACAAACGTACATAATGACCGAACCAAAGACAATATGGCGCAAACAATTCCAATCCTTAAAGGAAACTGGAAAGACCCGTCAAAGAATTTTGTTGAATACAAATTGAAGTGGTATAAAGCAAAACTGGAATTCTATTATGACGGTAACCTTGTCAGAACAATAGACGACCCAGAATTAATGAAATACCTAGATGATTATACACAGAAGGGAATGAATATAATCATGGATTCACACCCCACTGAAGAATATAATTCATATAAACCATCTGAACCATTGTTAATTAAATCGTTTAATTATAGAGAATTTTAGAAAGGGAAAATATATGACAAATATTATGGAAGCATTTGCTAACGTGAAGACCACCGAAAATGGTGACATTGCATACACCAAAGTATCAAACAACAATAACCTTATAAACTTGTTGTTTTTGTCTGAATATTATCAGAACCACTTGAATGAAGTAACCGAAGACCTTATTGGTACAACCGAAAAGGATAAAATCTTCGCAAGGTTCATTCGTGACCCGCGTTACGGTTTAGGAAGACGCGACCTTGGTAGAAGACTTATGAAACTTGCTCAGTGCAACATTGAGGGCATTGTTAAATCAGGACGCGCAGACGATGTTCTGACTATATTCGGACTAACCGATGAAGTTCTTTCGTTCCTCAAGTCTGAAATTGAGAAAGGCAACGAGTTAGTAAAGAAGTGGATGCCACGTTATGCGTCTAAAAACCTTCTGGTTGCAAGACAAATTGCAAAGAAATGGGGCATGAACAAGCAGACATATGGCAAGTTCATAAAATGTAACACCATCGAAAACACTTTGTCTAGAAATGAGGTTGAAAACATCAAGTTTGAACATATACCGTCATTGGCATTGTTAAAATATGCAACGTGTTTCAAAACACGCGATGACATCAGTCTGAAATATAACGAATACCTTGACAGCGTAAAGAAAGGTACTTCCAAGATGAATGTCTCAACGGCTACCGTATATGACATTTATAAGAACGCCAGCAAGATTGATGCAGACATTGTCTTTGACCAGATGGAAAAGATTTCAATAAGTTGTATGCCAATAGTTGACACCTCAGTAAGTATGTACGACATAAACGATTCAATTGGCAAGGCTTTATCTATCGGTCACTATCTTGGTAAGTGCAGTACATACCTTAACAACCACGTGGTCACTTTTTCATCTAACCCCCATATAATAGAATTGGGAAATGAAAAATACAAACACTTATGTTTTCATACATATGATAGACCGATAGGCGACAGAACTTCCAATTATAGCAAGGAAATCAGTTCGATGATAACTGGTGATTGTTCCAATACCGACCTCGCAAAAGTCATGGAACTCTTGCTTGATACGGATGAACTCCCAGAATTTCTTGTCATACTTTCTGATATGGAATTTGACGAAGGTTCCAAATATAAGAAGGATGAACTGGAAAAACTTTGGAAAGAAAAGGGTTATACAACCAAGATTGTTTGGTGGAACTTGAATAGCCGTAACATCACTTGTCCTGAAATGGACAGAAACGGCAATATCTTTATGTCAGGGTATAACCCAATGCTTCTTAAGTTCTTGGAGGCTGGATTTGACGGGCAAAAATTTCTTGATAAATTACTCGTAGAATACGAGAAAAATATCAAGTAAAAAAAAATAATTTTTTTTTTGGTAGTCTCAATATTTATATTTACCTTTGTGCCGTCAATTCACAAAATAAAAATTGACAATGTTCTTTGACATATTGGATTAAAAAAAATATTTAAGGAAGTCATTTACAGCAAACTTTTAAAACTTTCTGCATTTTTTAAGTTAAACGCAAAAGGAACATCACCCGACTTCTGTTTTCATGGAACCCTATAACAGCAAACAATTTACTATGCATGGGTTAAATTAAAGGGTTCTGTTTTTTTTAACGGGAGGGTCGCATAGTGGCAATTGCACCTGACTGTAAATCAGGCGGGTAATACCTTCGGAGGTTCGAGTCCTCCTCCTCCCACACAATTTTACTTTCATCACTTTCCTTGATTTTTTTCCATTTTTTAATTAAGGAAAGTTTTTTTTCGCACTGTAGCATAATACTGGTAGTGCTAAGACGTTAAAAGCGTCTTGAGGTCTTCGTTCGAGTCGGAGCAGTGCGGCGATATTGCGGGGTGGAGCAGTGGAAGCTCGTCAGGCTCATAACCTGAAGGTCGGGGGTTCGAATCCCTCTCCCGCTACGAACTTAAACCAGACGACTGCCGTGAGGTAGACGTAGGCTGGCGGTCGGATAATGACACGTAATGGTGGTTGTGAAAGCCGACAGAAAGCACTACATCGTTAAGTGCCAGCCACCATCAAGTCGTGGACGGATATGACAGCCTCTAACCGTAGCGACTCTAAACAAGGAAGGCTTGCAGGTATCTGCTGGTGAATGGGCTTGCCGAGATGAACAAAGAGAATCCACCAAAAACAAACGCCGAGCGCAGGTATGGTATGCGTTCAAGTCGCAGTGACGGAAGCCCCGTAGAAAACGGGAGATGCTTGCGGTCAAGCGAGTGGTTAGCGGGCTTGCCCTCGGCGAAACACCAATGGTCGTCTCCGTACTCGCGACCTTGTAAATATAGTAGATAGTGGCTTGGGAGTGAAAAGAAACTCTCGATATGGTGTGTTAGTTCAGTTGGTTAGAATATCGGCCTGTCACGCCGAGGGTCGCGGGTTCGAGTCCCGCACACACCGCAAAACGTCGGCGGTCACTAAGACGTTTATAATCTAAATTTTGACTCGTGGTAGAGGCTATTCCACGGAACATAGGAGCAAGTTTTCCTTGTTGGATTGGCACCCAGCAAGAACAAGAAAGCGATAAGTCTTCTGTAAATGTTTAAAGAGAGGCTGAGGCAGTGAACTGTTTTATGGAATGTTTGACAGAACTGGTAAAGTGCTGGCCACGCACCAAGTTTTAAAACACTGGCTAGAACAAAAAATTAAAAAACTTGAAGGAATCTGTCACTTTTTTGCTCTGGTCGTCTAATAGGTTAGGACACCACCCTTTCACGGTGGAGATTATGAGTTCGAGTCTCATCCAGAGTGCTAGAAATGCCCTTTTGCATAATGGTAGTGCACCAAATTTTGGTTCTGGTAGTAAAGGTTCGATTCCTTTAGGGGCAACAATGGAACAGAAGATATAAGAAACAGAGTCGCCGTAACTGTGTTACGGGAAAGGCTCTTAAAACAACTTGGCAACGGGGGGATATGAACCGAAGAAACTGAAAAAGGAGAAGGTAAAGGATGTCCTGTTGCCGTGTCGTACAGACAACCGAAAGGTTGGAGGGAATGTATGAAAGTGGTTTACCAATTTTTTGTATATTTCACTGTACGGTTGAAAAGATATACACTTCCGAAGTGTATAGGGCAGGTGGACGAGTTCCACCCAGCGGGAATAGCAGACAACGTTCCTTGCTTCGATAAACCACCTGAGAGGTGGCGGTGCGTTGCGCACCAACAGATAAACAGGTCTGCTTGTCAATGTGGAAAGGCATATATTAACCGAAGACCACCGTTGTGCGAGTGATGGGGCGCATAGCGATTATTACTGAACTTTCATCCGCCAATTCTGATACGGATACTCCATTATCCACGTTCTGTGGTTGCGGAGTGTGTGATTATTAAACAACCAACTATTTGTCTCTCTTTCTTAAACCTAAGAAATTAGGGAGATGCTGGGAATAATGCGGTGGTTAATTTTTCTGCAAAATACCCAGTGTGCCAAGAAATCAGTGGGATGATTGACGGATAGTTAATATATTTATAATATTGGAGAGGTACCCAAGTTGGTGAAGGGGTCGGTTTGCTAAACCGATAGGTCAGAGAAATCTGGCGCGGGAGTTCGAGCCTCCCTCTCTCCGCCAAAGCATTACTTTGCTAACTGGAGAGGTAGCATAATTGGTAATGCAGTGGTCTTGAAAACCACCGTCCTTTGGACTTGCAGGTTCGAGTCCTGTCCTCTCCGCAACAAAAGTCCGATGAAGTTCGCGATAGTAGTCGGAATCGTACTAACTTTGAACCAAACCTCATCAATGAGTATGGCTACTCTCAAAGCACCGAATCGTATGTGTCGGTGGAAGTTCGATGGTACTTCAGTTTTATAAGTCATCATTTTTTAGTCTCAAACTCTCATACCATTAAGTGTCGGCTAAACGTGGTTTTGTGATAGTCCCTGAGACTTTTTTTCTAAGGCAACAATTATTAACCTGTTGTGTTTTCACAACGCAAAAAGCCTGGCAAACGTCAGGCTTTTCTTGTTTTACTTGAGGCCACGAGTGGACTTGAACCACTAAAAATCGGTTTTGCGGACCGACCTATTAACCAATTCTAGCACGTGGTCTTCTTCAATTTCTTCTAGTCGTTCAGAACTTGTTTTTCTTTCTTTGGTTCAACAATCGGATTGTTCTTTCCGAGCAAATAACCAGCGACACCACCGCCGACAAATGTACCAGCGCACATCAGTTCAGTCCATGCGAAACTGATAGTTGGTTGAACAAGATGCAAAACGATACCTGTGATAACTATTGCTGCTGCGATTCCGATAGCAGTCCATTTCTTCCAATTCATAATACAAAAAATTTATAATAATTATTTATTCAAATCCAATATATCTTCCTTTTCTCTTGTTTCATTGAGGTAGTTTCTAAGTCCATTCGCCACCGAGTTAAGTTCCTCGTTAACCAAGAACGCCTTATCGAACAATGAAACTTGTCTGTTAGATTCCATCATAGGCTGTGGGGGTTCATTACCACCACCTTCTTCACCACCAGCAGGAGGTTCGGGCATTGCACCGCCACCCATATCAGGCGCACCGCCCATATCTTCACCTGCGGCAGTACCCATATCCATTTCACCTTCAGCGCCAGAAATATCACCACCCATGTCACCGCCGAAGTCAAGGCCACCACCGAAGCCTCCTCCACCACCGCCAGGCATACCGCCTTCATCGCCACCCTCAGCACCCTGTTGTCCTTCAGGATATTCAGCGCCAGGCTCACCGTAGATATTATCAACAGCATCGAATACACCAGTACGTTTAATGATTGCGCTGGTTTGTGCAAGTTCTTGTGCCAATGCTTTTTCAAGACGCATTTCATTCCAGTTTTGTTCAATTTCCTTTTCAGACCAGCCCATAACTTCCTTCCAAGCACGTGTCATGGACATAAGCGGTATACCACCACCTGGGTCAGTAACCGCGTCCTTTGCTGTCTGAACCTTCTTGGCGAGATTTTCAATCTCAAGCATCTCGGCCTGTGACGACGGGTTGTTCATTGAAAGGGAGAAATTAGTAAGGTCATCTGTAAACCCTAAAAGATATAGGTGTATAACACAAACCTTATTGAGTTCGAGCAGTATCATCTGCTGTATCATGTTAACAGTTCTTGTAAACCTTACATCAAGCAATGAAAGGTTCTTTCCTTCACCCTTCTCTTCCTCAAAGTTAAGGAATGGTTTTGGAACCCTCAATGCTGTACACAATTTATTCTGAACAAACTTTATGTCGTCCATAGCAGTAAGATTCTGTGCCGCTGGAAGTGTTTCAATAGGGCTTGAAGCGTTTTCGTCGCGGGTAGGGATAAAGAAATCATCGCCTTGGTTAAGTACGCACTTCCTCAAATCCAACTGGCCAGTCTCTGGGTCAATTACGGGTGTTCTCTTGAACCTATTCGCGATATCGTCAACATATGCTGGTACATCCTCATCGTCAATAGCACCGACATAAACCTTAAACACCCTACGTTCCACCGACCTTTCAAGCCTATAGAGCAACATCATATCTTCCATCATGGAGAGCATACGCCAGTGCCTACGTGCCTTGTTCAGTATTGACATACCATACGGTAGGAATATTGAATCATAAAGCAATCTAAAATGCGCAATCTGCCAGTTCCTATATGGGGTATATTCGGTCTTGCCGACCCAGACAAACTTAGTTGTGTCAGGCTTATCGGTATCAATATCGGGATTAACTGGTATAAATGCCGAAGCATATGGATTATCGTTGTCATTTTCGTAGCGTTGCATTTCGTATACTGGGAGTTGCCTCCAACCAATAATACCGTTATCCTTATCAATATTCAGGAGCATGAATGTATTACCATACTTGCAGGTACTACGGCAAATCATCGGAAGTGTAACATTGATTGATAACCTATTGACAAGCAAGTCCGAAAGTATTGACTTGATACGGTTTGACTTGGAAGTTATATTAACCATAAAGCCGTTGTTGGGTGTGTAGGTTGATTCTTCCATAAATACATCAAGGGCTGTACCGATTTCAGGGAACTGGTCCATCAGGTCGGCCTCGCGGTACATCATCTGTACGTTGCTGAGGCTTGCCAATGACATAAACGATATGTCGTACTGAGCCTTTTTCCACTGTCTTGCCAACAAATGCTGTTGCTTCAGTTCAAGTTTCTTGCGTTCATATTCATCCTTGTTTGTTGTAGTAAACAAAACATCACTGTTATTCAGTTCATAGCGGTTTACCCTCTTATTATTACCGTTATAATCTACAGGTATTACAGTACTGTTTCCAAACACATTGGATAAACGCTGGTATATTGTTGGTTTGTTAGTTGATGACATAACTTAAAAGTTAATTTATATATTTAGAAAATAGTCCTTTCTTATTTTTTTTACAACCTTCAGCAATACTACGCCCGTAGGTATTTCTCAACTCACTGTCGTATATTTCACTTGCGCGGTCATAATCACTTTCCGACTTAAAGTGTACGAAATTACCACCACCCTTTATTTCACGGCCAAGTTTAAACTTGATGTTACGTGATTTGAGGTCTTCAATAAATCGGTCAATAATATTCGAACCGACAGACAATGTATAGTCATATCTCCCAAAATTCAATGCATCATCAAAAAAACCTTCCGAAAGGCTTTCACTTATGACTTGACGTACTATCGAACTAATATGTTCTTCACTAATTTTTCCTACCATTGTATTTTTGTTTAAATTCCTTATAATATCCGCCCAACATCAACATAGCCATCAGGTTTGAATCCTTCTGTTTATTAAGATAACTTGATGAATAGAACGGGGGGTTCTTCTTTGACATATCATGCATTGACACGTTATCCTGTTCGTGTTTTGGTGTAGTTACCCCACTGCTTGTACGCCACGAACTTACCATAACCTTATCCTTTGCCTTTTGTTTATCCGACCTTATCATATAGTATTGTAATATAAACAGACCCATAGAAAGGCAAGTAAGTGTATCATCGTGACAACCGTCCATATGGTCAGGACGTCCGCTTTTCCAAATCCAAGTCTCCATTTCACTTATAATCCTTAAACTTCTCACTCTAAACGAATTATCCTT